AGAGCCCTTGCAGCAATCTCCTGGCATTTGGTTAATCGGTAGCTGGTGTCCATCTCCAGACTACCCGGGCGCCGCCCGTATCACTCGACTGATGTGAGAAAGTATCCTCACAGATTTTATCAGTCGAATGGTTGCCCATCCATCTCATGTACTCATAGGGATCTAACATGAACTTATGAGGTTCACGGATCCGATACTCGTACGTGAGGGATATGCATCTCATCTCTGTTCTTTGATACCATGGTTTCCCAGGAACATCGGGTTGTTCACGCCTCTCAAGGTGTGAATTCCGAGGATTCTTAGAAAATATACCAAAAGTATCAGAACCAGGCAGGACGAAGAGCACACTATTCATGCTAGATCTGGATGATCTAACATTAGTGCTCCATCCTAAAACCTGTCTAACATGGAATCGATATACATACTTGTATCCTCGATCCCAGCAAGAATTGATAAGAGCAACCTCAGACGCAAGTTGCTCACCAGTCAACTTTGACTGATGAACGCCTTTCACCCTATAATACAACGGGGTGATGTCTGAACCGTTTAGGTAGAACCCTCCGCAACTTTCACGGAAGGCCTGTGAACCGACAAACGACTTGTTTCGGTTCACAACAAAGCCTAAACGATCTAAAATGGACATGACGATCTGCGTTAGTCGGTAATCAATGCAGATGTCATCGCCGTAGACGCGACACTCTTGGAACGAATGGCGGTCAGCTGTATAACCATTCGCAGAGCCGAAGCTCTTAGAGATGGCAACGCAGTTGGCCTTCACGAACTCAAGAAGTGTCAGCGTCGACGGTAGCGAATCGTAAGAGAACTGACAAGCAGCGTACAGACAGACACCAGTGAATAAAACACACTGGGTCGGAAAGCACAATGCCGATCCCATGGGCGCAAACTTCTGTAAGCGATGTAAATCGCCATTAGGAAGAATACACTCATTAGATCGTGTCACTAACATTGGAATAAGCCAAGACCGCGGAAAAACGGCCTTGGCTAATGTCAGCGACAAGCAGTCCGAAGCGCTAGAAAGGTCAATCGTATCAACTAGCCCGGTATAACTACCGTACTCAGCCAAACGTTTGTTGTCCTCCTGGTGCTGTAGCTTAATAAAGCTACTAAACGAACTGTTGTCAATAAGCTCCATCATCGAACGATTGACTCCTTGCTGGAAATACTGCAGGACGTTGGGCTCCATTCCAATGGAGCGCGCAGTTCTGAGATCTTTTCTAGCGAATCGAAGTCGCGAGACTCTGGAGCTAACTCTTCCACCTGGCTTCCACCTAGGCGCGTTGGGCACGCACCTATCAGAAGTCAAACCCTGTTCTTCCCCAAGTCCATAGTTACCTATAAAACCGTGGAGTAAGAAGCGATCAATCATCGGATCATACGAGAAGGTATCTACCTTATCAATACGACCACGAACTCCCCTCTCCTGGACAGATCCAGGACCAAACTTCGGGAAGAAGTTTGTGATTTTGAATCGAGGTAAGCACGATTCCAATATGGCAGAAATGCAGCCAATATCGGTACTATCGAATGATAGACGGGCCAGCTTTTCTTCAATATCGATCCAACCGCGAAATGCGGTTTTGTGGAACTCCTCATCATCGTAATCTAACTTTTTTCCAAAGTTAAGAAACGTGTAGATGAAGCGCAACACATCGATATCTCCACTCTTGTAATAACGATTATACTCAAAGAACAATGGTGTGTCTTTGAAATCGTCAATCCAGTCACCTATTAAGGTAGGCTGTCCCATAAGCATATGTTGAGAAACAAGCTTGTGAGAGAGAGCAGAGAACTCAATAACCGTCTTGCGAAGGCCGTCACGTACAAGACGCTGCATAAAAGCAGCGTAGGTCCGTTTCGGTTTAGCAGACGATCCTGAGTTTAAAGGACTGTCAGATAGGAGGGCAAGCCAGGACGCCACGAAGAGCATACAGCCCTCAATGTTGTCATGGTCCACCCCGCACGCTGTACAAAAGTCGTCATCTATAGTAAAAGATGAACGACCTTCGGCGGTCTTCACAAAGACCAACTTGTACATGATAGGGTTTTATAGCCCTATTAAGCCTGAACAGGACTTCCAAAAAGGAGGTTCTGAAGCCAGGCTGTGTCGCGGACACCAGAAGCGACCGAGGCGTACGTGTAACTAAACGCGCACGCGATCAACTTGTTGAAGTCTGCGAGCTGCACCGGAGCTCCCGAAGCAATGACGAATGAAACAGTGGCCTGAATAGGCCACCACTTAATTTCGCCACTAACGGAGTCTGTGACGGTGTTCCAAGTTCTAAACGTGACAGAACCATAACGGTTCTTAGCGCCTAGGGCAATTGGATCTACAGCGTACTCAACGGTGGCGGGATGATTAACATCACCGCTAGCCAAAGTATACGTTGCAGTAATTCGACCGGTCTTAGGATCGGAGTCGACGTTTGTAAAAACGCGACCTGATTTGTCAGCGACAAGAGTCGTGACAGATTCAGTCGAATTTGCGGATACGTGAGTGATCTCGTAAGAGAGGCTCATGGGTTTTGACCTTTCGTCAAAATAAATCACAAGTGTGATTGGACTGATGCTAAGAGAGATCTTAGCAAGATAATAGGAAGGACGTCAGAAATTGACATCTGCTTCGAAAAATCGAACTTGCACGAGCGAGGAAGTGGACAAACGAGACTGATGTCTCGGTGATACACCCTCAACTCAATAGGCTCGACCGATAAGTTACTGAGACCCCAACTCGAAAGTTCGAGTTCAGTAACAGGAGAGGTAACAACAAACGAGTGTACGAGAACGATGGGAAAACTCTCTAAGAAGAGGGTTGAACCGATCGCCCGGAGACTCGCAGTTATACCCGACAACCTGCTGAGTAACGCACCCAGCGGGACGGAACTATTGTGCACGAAGACATCGACTAACAAATCGAATGTCTCCTTGCCCAAGAGGGCTCTAGTGAGGCCATAAAGGCCAGACTTGAGAACTATCTTAGTTCTGGTTTTTAAGTGGACACTCTCTCGACCAAACGTCCCGGAAGGGAAGTCAAAGTCGAAAGAACCGTGAGTAACCCAGCTCGACTCATGAGAGTCGAATTGAGTCATCACGGCACGTAAGGCATTGTCAATATCAACGAGCTCAGACAAGAGTCTTGAGTACGAGGGATCGGCAATGCCTCGCAGCCTCTTAATGACGGTATTAATGTCATCTCGAGATACGTCGCCAACTCTAGGGAACCCGGATATGTCATTTAAAACAACACCGGATTGAACTCCCCAAGAAGCCAGCTGTGCAAGACGATAACCGAGGCGAGACTGGATAGTCTCACCCAGATTATCAGCTGCATCCGTAGTGGATTGATAAGCGGAACAACAAATGTCCCACTGGCGATGACCGACCTCCAGGGAAAACCCAGAGAGCGGCCAAAACCAGGAAGACAAGGGTTGATATATCTTATCAATCGGGTCGAAGGCAGTATTACGATACCTAGTAAGGCTTGTAAAAGCCGGGCCGCAAGAAGCGGACCCACTAAGTAATGTAGTACCGAAGATTCCATACACGTTGTCAAGTGACACCATTTGCCAAGAGGCAGAGACGTCACCGAACGTGAAGGAGTTGCGGAACCCAGAGATGGGATCAGCATCAACGCAGAATTGCAGATCATTATAATGATATGCAACATCGACGACGTAGAGAGAGGTCAGACCATAAAGGTTGAACCCCAAACTAAGTCGATACGAAATGCTAGGCTTCAAGCCGGTACGGTATACAAAATCTGTAACCGTAGAGGTGAGAAGGTAAGCACCGACGTTGAATTGCCATGTAACACCATCCTTAGACAAAAAGTCAAAGAACGGCTGTACATCAGCAATACCACTATCAGTATGATCAACAACGGGAGTAAAATACCCGTCGTGAGTCATACCGCCTCCCTTGACAACATTGTCAAGGTTGTAGTCAGTCTCAAACAGGTGATCTGCAGCATAGAAGCTGTAGCGCCTATTAAAGATCGACTGCATAGACCCTGCTGCGAAACCAGTCATGGTTTCATGTCTAGCGAAGTTCTCATGATTAGTTGAACCAGAGAACCCTTGACCGCTAGCTAGCAACGACCTGAGTGTACCAAACAGTCCAGACAATGGACTGGAGTAGGTTTCCCGATCATAGCCGCGATTTATCGCGTCCGTGTAGGGAAACGACGTGACGGGGTTATTAGCCTCGACAACGCCTACAACAGAATCATCGCTAATACCCAACACAAATGCCGTAGGAAACTCCCCGAGCCGCAAGAAAAACTTGCCGGACTGAAGGACTAAACCAACGGGGTCCCAGTCAATAATAGAGCGAGGGCCCCAATAGCCATCAAGGCTAGAGGGGATCTGACCCAACTTGACTGCGACCTGCGAGAGACTACTCGAACACTTTGTGAAGCGTAACATGCAGCACCTCCTGCTGTGTATCCTATGGGAACTCTGCGATAAGAACTTCCAAAGCTGGAAGAACTAAGACGCAGAATTCACATATGATGAAAGCAGTACGGATGTAGAGCAAAAGAGCTCTTCGAACGTCCATACAGCCTCCAATGATAGTTAGTGAAGGGGAAATCCC